ATGTCAAAAGTGCTGGTAACTCATGCAAAACGCCACCGGGGGAAGATCATCCCCATCAGTTACGAACTGGTGGAAACGGAGAATCAATGCGACGACCTGGAACGGGTTATCGCCGAGATCTTCCTGGACAAAATGAAGCGGGATGGATTCAATCCAAATCATCAAAGTGAGGTTTCCGGCAATGTTTCAAAATGACCTATATGTTTTCGGAATCATCCATAAAAACGGCACAAAAAAAGCGGACCTGGAGCCTATCGGCAGCGGGACCATCGGGGAGATCGCCCTGTGGCTAACCCTCCTGCCAGGAATGGGGGCTCTTTTGGAATCCTACGGCAAGGAGAGCGGATACTTTGTCCTGCCGGAAACCGAATTTAAAAAACTGCCCCAGGCCAATCGAAACGAGGTGAGTTAATGTTTACGGAACTCTTTAAACGCCCAAAACGTAGCCGGTTTGAAGTCCTGGCGGACAAGCTTTTGGATGAAGTCAAGAAACAGGGCGCGGTGGATGCCAGTCTGGAAATCCGTTGCCACTATAACACCAAACCAACCGCGGAAAATATCGTCAATAATCTGATGTACCGCCAGTCTCCCGAATACCAACAAAGCGAAAACCATCAATGGGTTAAAGTCACCAGCAGCAGGAAGATCGAAATCATGGCCTTTTACAAATAAAATCAGCGAATCGAAAAAAACCATAGAAAGCGCCGGTCGCCTCTTTGGGTTTGGGTGGCTGGCCTTGCCATTGCCTAAAGGAAAGGCGGCGGAAACCATGCCGAAAAGTTTAACGACCATTCCCCATGAAACCAACAGCCGGACCCAGCCGGGACTCTTGGCGATGCGCGGCAAATACAAATCCGAAGGTTACGGCTGGTATTGGATCTTATCGGAGATGTTACGCAACCAGCCCGGCTTTAAATTGCCGCTTCGGGAACATTTCGTTTGGAATGCGATTGTATTGGAAACCCAATGCGAACGGATTAAGATCGAAACATTCATCCGGGATTGTATTGATGAATTCAAGCTTTTCATCTCCGACGGAGAATACTTCTGGAATAATGATTTATTGACCCAGGCCAAAATAAACGCGGAAAAGTCGGAAAAGGCCCGTTACGCCGCCCTTATGCGCTGGCATAGCGAATGCAATGCGGAAGGAATGCAAACGCATAACCCAGGAATGCAACCGCATATCGAACGCAAAAAGGCCAGCGTAAAGCCCAAAAACACCCCTCAAAAACCGCAGACGGGATCTTTATTTGATCTTAATAATATAGATCTAATAAATATAAATACAAATACAAGTAATAAAAAAGATCCGCCTGCAAAAAAACACTATGCGGAGTTTGTCACCCTAACCGAAGAAGAACATCAAAAATTAGTGACCCAGTTTGGAATGGACGGCGCCAGGGACCGGATCGAGGATCTGAACCTGTGGAAAGGCGCCAAGGGAAAAAAGACCGCCTCGGACTATCTGACCATTTTAAACTGGGCGCGCCGGGAGGTGAAAGAACATGGAAAGACTCCAACAACTACTAAACCGAATCCGCGAACTCCAAGAAATGAATTCAGTTCCATCGACTTTTCAAAATTTGAATACCACGGATCGCCGTAACGGCTGCCCGGAATGCGGCTATCGCGGATACATCGAGACCGGCCCCAATACCGTCCGGCTCTGCCGTTGCCGGGAGCAAGGCCGGATCGAAAAACTCTTCGAATGCAGCCGGATCAGTCCCGCGTTCCGGATGAAGAACTTTGACAACTTTGAGACCGAAAACCGCCCGGCCACGGTCCAGGCCATGGCAAAAGCAGCCCAAAACTACGCCGACAACTTCGAGGAACTCAAAAAAACCAGGGTGAATAACTGGCTGGTCCTCCTGGGGGAACCGGGGAGCGGGAAAACTCACTTGAGTCTGGCGGTGGGTAATCAATTGATCAATGAATTCACCCCTGTCCTGTATTTCCAGCATGTGGAGGGAATCAGCGAATTGATGACCATCTTGAAAAAAGACGAGGAAAGCATCGGAGAGAAACTTTCGGAAATGAAACGGGCGGAATTCTTAATTTGGGACGATCTCTTCAAACCATGGGGCGATAGCAAACAGCCCAAAAGTTTTGAAATCCGGATCGCCTTCGAAGTATTGAACTTCCGATACTTAAACCTGATGCCAACGGCCATCAACAGCGAACACCTGCCCGATGAACTCCTAATGATTGACCGGGCCACCGGCTCCCGCATCCTGGAAAGGAGCAAAGGCCATCTAGTGACAATTAGTGGGATTGAAAACAATTACAGGCTATTATGAGGATATAAAAAATAAGATACTGTTTGGAAAGGAGGCCAGTCAATGAAAGCGCAAAGCAACGCCCGGAAGATCACCAACCCCTGGCCGGAACAGAAGCGCCGCGCCTATCTCGCCGCCATCGAATGGGATTTACGAACCTATGAAGCAATGAAAACGGAACTCCGGGAACTCCAAGAAGATATCGACGAGCTGGCCGCCCCTCCCGCCGCCGACATCCGGGGAAATATTTATTCGATACCCCGCAGCCGGCCCGATGAACTATTCCCGGAATACCTGAGAAGCCACCCGGCCCGGCCCCTCTCCGACCCGACCCCGGACCGCGCCGAGCTAATCAGCGAATACCGCGCCCGGATTCTCTGCGCCACCGAATACCGGGAAACCGTCCGGCGGCTGAACGCCATTGACCGGGTACTGATCCGGCTGGAACGGTCCCAAAAACCGGATGACCGGCTGAAACTACAACTTTTAAAAGCCAAATACTTTGATCAGGATAAATCCGATCAGCAGATCGCCCTTGACCTGCATATCTCGGAACGGACTTTCCGCAACTGGAAAAACGGTTTACTTTTAGAAATCGCCAAACAACTGGGAATGGTGATCTGAATTTGCCGAATCTTTGCCGCCCAAGAAGGCTTTTCCGTGGTAAAATTATATTGTAAGATACTATGTCGAGACTAAATCTAACCCCGGAGCAACAGCGGGGTTTTTTGTTTTGGGTTTTTCAGAACCCCCAGCCTTAGTTGAAAAACCAGGCCTGAAGGAGTACCGTCAGCGGGGGGGCTTCCTTGACTAGACTGCCTGACGGAACGGACTGAAGGCCGCATAATCAACCACAGGCTGGGGGTTCTTGGCATCCTTGAACCCACAGGAAGGAGTGTTTTCCATGGGCAGGCGGAAACATGACTGGAACAAACTCAAAATTGAGTACATCACCGGCGACTTCATGGACCAGCGGACTTTCGCGGCCTATGCCGGGGTTGATTACGGATACCTGCGGAACATGAGTTGCGCCACCAACCCGAAGAACAACGGCAAGTCCTGGGAGGAAGAGAAGAGAGAATATTTAGAGGATAGAGCTACCGAAATCCGAACCCGGACCCTGGAAATGCAAGCGGAGAAGGAAGCGGATCGGAACACCCAACACCTGATGGCCTGGGATAACTTCTTAAAAGAAGTTACCCGAATCCTGGCCGACTATACCGTCACCATCGGACAAGCCGGAGTCTCCATCTTCGCCCTGGAACGGCTGGCGAACATCATGGATAAGCTACAACGGGGGCAACGTCTAGCCTTGGGACTTGATAAAGAAACCGACGACGGGAAGAACTCCCTGGGCGATCTGGTCCGGGCGATCAAAGAATCGGCCACCGCTGTCACCTTTACCCCGCAGGAATTACAGCCGGAAAGTGACCAGCCGCCATGATCTGGGGAAAATTCTCGCCGAAACAACTGGCCGCCATTAGCCAATCCAATGCGCGGCTTAATTTTTTGTGCGGGGCGGTCCGGTCGGGTAAAACCATTGCCGCCAACATCAGGCTGCTGGACATGCTGGAAAATCAACCGCCGGGAAATGGCGTAATCGTCGGCCATAGCGAACGGACGGCGGATCATAATGTTCTCCAAACCATCCGGGAGATCGTCGGCCAGAAATATTTTCATTATAACCGGGGACTCGGTGAAGTCACCATCTGCGGCCGGAAAGTATTCGTGGTGGGGGCCGCCGATGTCCGGGCCAAAGACCGGATACAGGGTGATACTTTTTCCTTTGCTTACGTGGATGAGGGAACTTTACTTCCGGAAGATTTCTTTAAAATGCTGCTCTCCCGGTTGAGTATACCGGGAGCGAAGCTAATCCTTACAACTAACCCGGACAGCCCTTACCACTATCTATATAAGAATTACATTAATAACCCGGAACTGAACAAAAAAGTCTTTAACTTCACACTGGATGATAACCTCAATCTTGACCCGGCTTACATCCGGGAATTGAAAAAAGAATATGTGCCGGGGTCACTCTGGTATAAAAGATATATTGAAGGCCTCTGGGTACTGGCCGCCGGAGTAATTTACAGCCAATTCACCGACCGGATGATCGTCGATGAAATCCCGGAATTACTCACCCATTGGATTGGGATTGATTACGGCACATCCAACGCAACCACCTTTATTCATACCGGTGTTGGACCCGATAACCGGCTCTATATCGCGGATGAATATTATCACTCCGGGAGGCAAACGGACGACAACCAACTGGCGACCCAGAAAAGCCCTTCCCAGTATAGCCGGGAATACCGGGAATGGTATCATAACCTAAAAATCGACGCCCGGAAAGTATATATCGATCCTTCCGCCGCCGGGTTCATCACCCAGCTCTGGCATGACGGGGTGAAAAACATCGTCAAGGCCAGAAATGACGTGCTGGAAGGAATCGGACTGCTCAATAGCCTGATCGGAAACGATCTGGTCCGGGTTCACCGGAGTTGTGTTAACACCATCGAAGAATTCGCCACCTACTCCTGGGACCCGAAGGCGCAAATTCTTGGGAAAGACCAGCCTTTGAAGATGAATGACCACTGCATGGACAATATCCGGTATCAAGTCTATGGGAATAAAGCCTTTTGGCTAACCAAAATTAAAACCACCCCGTAAGGAAGTGAATTCAATGATTCCAAGTTATAACCCCCAGCAAACCTGGCCCCCCGAGGAATGGGGAGCAATTTATGAACGATACCGGGAATGGTCGGCCTGGTACTCCGGCGACCCGCTGCAAATTAGTGAAGCATTATCCGGCAAGGTTTATACACCCACCGAACAAGGCCGGTTTTGGGCGAAGGAGATTAAAGACGAGCGGAAAGTCATGATTCACGTTCCGCTAGCTGGAGAACTGGCGACCACCAGTTCTAATTTTTTGTTCTCGGAAACTCCGGCAATTACGATTCCGGGACTTGCGGCGGAGGATGACCAAGCGAAAAAGCTCCGCCAATTACTTGATGTCAACGGGTTCTATAACACCATCTTGGAAGCGGCGGAAGTGGCCTCGGCATTGGGTGGAATCTTTCTCAAAATCAACTGGGATAAGAAACTATTTCCCTACCCCGTTTTAAATATCGCCCAACCGGATAACGCCTTGCCGGAGTTCAAATTTGGAATCCTGGTGGCGGTGACTTTCTGGAAAGTCATCCGGGATGACGGCGACAAGGTTTACCGGCTGCTGGAACGGCACGAACGGGGCGCGATATATACCAAACTTTACGCCGGGACCACTACGACCTTGGGAGAGGAAACGGATTTAAAAACGCTCCCGGAAACCGCCGAATCCGAGCCGGTGCGGAATACCGGGTTTAAGGAAGATATTCTGGTTCGATACATTCCGAACATGCTCCCCAATAAAATCTTTCGCGGTTCGGCAATCGGCCAATCGGACTTCGGCGGCGCAGAAGGCTTGATGGATGCCCTGGATGAAGCCTATACCTCCTGGATACGGGATATCCGGATTGGCGTGGGGCGGATTATTACCCCCCGCGACTACCTGCGGGACATTGAGACCGGAAAACCACGGTTTGATCTTGACCAAGAGGTATACGAACAACTGGACTTCGACCCGAATGATGTCAACGGGACCAACTCCATCAAAAACATTCAATTCGACATCCGGCACGAAGCCCATCAAAAGACTACTTTGGATTTAATCTGCCGGATTGTCTCCAATGCCGGGTATAGCCCCCAATCTTTCGGGCTTGGGGTTGGCTCCAGCGTGAATGACTCCGGGTACGCGCTGCAAATCAAGGAAAAGAAATCGATTATTACATCGGCTAAAAAGGCGCGTTACTGGAAAACGGCTCTGGAAGATTTACTGCAAATGATGTTGAGTATCCACACCAAAACCGAGGCGAAACGGCCATCGGTGGAGATTAATGATTGTGTATCCTCCGATCTAAGTCAAATTGCCACGACCTTGAATATGCTCAACGCCGCCCAGGCCGTCAGTATTCGGACCAAGGTAAAAATGGTCAACCGGGACTGGACGGAAGAACAGATCGAGGAAGAAGTCAAACGGATCATGGAGGAACAAAAAATCATCAAGCCGCCGGTATCATCGACGCAGTAAGGACGGATGGACATGTTATATGGAGAAATGTTGTACCTGGAAGAATTATATTACCGGGACCCGCTCCGGGGTAGCCGGATAATTTCCATTCCCATTGACTTTGAAATCGGAATGGGGGCTTTCATAAATGCGGAAATGGTAGCGAATATCCCCGATGGGACCAGAGTAATTATTGAATTCAGCCCGGATAATCAAGCTACCTGGACCCGACTTTGGCCGGATGAAAATTACTATATCGTTTTCGATACAACCGCCGCTGGAATTAAACTGCTATATATCCGGCTTCAATTAGAAACCACCGACCGGAATGTTAAGCCAGAAGTTGACCGGCTGACAATTACAGTTTCTCAAATCGCCACCGCCTACCGGCTGGCCTATGAAGTCCTCTATGATGCAGGTCTGTCGCCGGAAGAATACTGGATTGACCCGGAACTCTTAGAGTTTTATATCCCCTACGCCTGGCTGCGCCGGGGGAGCCACGCCGCCGGATTGAAACAGGTTATAAAGTTCGTCCTCGGCAATTGTTATTGCAACCGGCAGAATATCATTCGGTTGGAAGGTCCGGGTTATCCGGCGAATACCAATCCGGTAGCAACCTTGACCACCGCCGATTACCGGGAGAAGAAACCGATGAATCAAAAAATCCGCCCGGCGAACGAGGTTACGGTTTACGCCAACCCCCTGGTTCCGACCGCCCAATCTGAAGAGGTGTACCGGAACAATGCCGTTACATCCATCAAGGCCGGGGAAATTAAAGAGCTAACCGCCTACTTCACTACCTTTTACACTCAAAACCCGGTGGTGAACTGTACGGCGACCCTGGAAGGAGCGCCCGCCGGAGTCGAGATTATCAGCCAAACTTACTACGCCTGGGGCGGGAAGATTATTGTCTCCAGTACCGTGAACGCCCAATTTATCCTGGTGATTAACGGCTATCCATTGAAAGTCAAAGGCAGATTAACAGAAGTATTCAGCGGCCCGGAAACCAGCCTGATGAACACGGACGGGATTCTATACGGCGAATATTTGTATGGGGAAAGGACTTACGAACATCAATCACCCACCCATACCGGCGCGGTGATTGGATATACCCTGCCGTCTTATCATCTGATTCAAACCAGGGAGATGGCCCGGAAGATTGCCGGAATCTTGCTGGACAAATTCCCGGAAGCGGCGAACAAACTGGAATTGAAATACCGGGGAAATCCGGCTTTAACCGTGGATGATGCCATTGCCCTGGCCGGACTCCGGCAATCGGGCCTCAAAAATTATACTATCAAAACTCATGAACTTATGTTTAACGGCGCTTTGCAGGGACGGATCGAAATAAAATAACTAATACTTTGGCTTTTGCCGGAAACGTGATACGGCTGAAAGCTTTTTAAAACTTAAATCATGGAAATACGCGATAATGCGGATGTGTTGAGGCGTAAAGCCGGTGATCTAAACCGGACGAATGGAGGTGAAATAACAGTAAATGAGCCTTACCGGAAACGTGATCCGGAAGCTCCAACCGGAGTTTAAATCACGGAATACGCGAAATGCGGAGGTTGAAAATCATGTTGAACTTATTACAGAGACGGTATGGCCTGCCCGTATTCGATAAAGATACCGGCGGCGGAACCGGGGGATTTGACGGCGGAAATGACCAGGAACCCAACGCCGGGGAGAAAGCCAAGAGCCAGCCTTTTATTACGTTTCCTTCCGAAGGCAGCTTCATGGAACGGCTGAAACGGGAGGGACGGGCGCAAGTTAACGAATTCATTAAAGAACTGGGTTTCGAGAAAATTGATGACCTGAAGAATCTGGTCAAAAGGCAAAAAGAAATCGAGGATGCCGGTAAAACCGATTTGGAGAAGGCCAGGGAACAAAACCGAAACTTGCAGGCGGAAAATCAGCGGATTAAAAACGAAGCCGAAGCTGTTTTGAAACAAGCCGCGTTAATGATGCAAGCCACTCAAGCCAATATTAAACCGGAACGGATGAAAGCTTTTTTGAAGCTGATTGATATCTCAGGTATCACAATTACCAATGGTATCGTTGATGAGAATTCCGCCAAAGCTGCCGTGGAAAATGTCTTAAAGGAGTTCCCGGAATTCCTGGGAAAAGCCGAAAGCGAACCCACCGGCGGGGAAGACTTCAGCGGCGGAGGCGGTGGCAAAGACCTGGGGAACCTCTCCATGGCCGACTACATCAAAGCCCGGCAAGGGCAGAAATAACGAAAGGACGGACTTAAAAACGGTTCCGGCCTTTTATTTTTAGGAGGTTGTAACCATGCCGAATACTTTCATTACTCCTTCCATTGTGGCCCGTGAGGCCTTGATGGTCTTGCGGAATAACTGTGTGATGGCGAACCTGGTTCACCGGGATTACAAACGGGAATTCGTTGAAGGCCGGGGGACCACCGTTACCATCCGGAAACCGGCGACTTTTACCGCCAACGAATTTGACCGGACCGCCGGAATTACCATTCAAGACGTATCCGAAAGCAGTACCAATGTAACTTTGGATACAATTCTGGATGTATCCTTCGAAATCACCACTGAACAATTGACCCTTTCCATCGATGATTTTTCTAAACAATTAATCATCCCGGCAATGCAGGCTTTCGCCCAGAAGATTGATACTCTTATTTTAAATCTGTATAAGGATATCCCCTACTACTCCGGCGCGGCCAACGCCGAACTGGACGGCGTGAGTGAGATTACCGACGCCCGGAAACGGCTGAATGATCAGGCCGTACCCCTCACCAACCGGCGTTTTACCATCGGGACCATGGCGGAAAGCAAATTGTTGCAACTGGAACTTTTTATTGCCGCCGATAAGGTGGGCGATAACGGCACAGCCTTACGGGAAGCGTCGCTGGGCCGGAAGTTGGGCTTTGATTTCTTTATGGACCAGAATACCCCGAAACATACCAAAGGAACGGCGGCAGGGACCGCCGAATTGACGGCGACCGCCGGGGCCACAACCGGCACGATTGCTTCCGGTGGCGCGGGCGGCACTTTCAAGAAAGGCGACCTCTTCACCGTAGCCTCCATCACCGATAAAACCTTCGTGATTACCGCCGACGCCACCCTGGACGGGTCCGGAGCCGGGACGATCAACTTTTATCCGGCGGCTCCGGCGGGTGGAATCGCGGCGAAAGTTGTTACCCTGGTTGATAGCCATGTGAATAATTTGGCCTTCCATAAAAACGCCTTTGCTTTTGTGAACCGGCCTCTGGCGTTACCCCAAGGGGTTGGCCCCGGCCAGAAAGCGGTTGTGGATTTTGAAGGGTTCGGCCTCCGGGTGGTCTTTGGGTATGACATCACGAAGAAGAAGGACATTTGTTCCATTGATACGATTTGTGGCTTTAAGACCCTGACCCCGGAATTGGCCTGCCGGGCGATATCGCAGAATTAAGGGCGTATCGCGATACGCCCCTACAAGGGATGTGATTCATGATGGATATTCCATTTGTAACGGCGAACGAGGTTCAAACCTGGGTTGGGAATTTAATTACCCTGCCCCAAGATATTGACCGGTTGATTCTCCGGGGCAGTGAATTAATCCGGCGCAAGACCTATCACCGGACGGATGACACGGATCGGGTGGAGGATGTAAAGAATGCCACCTGCGCCCAGGTTGAATACTGGCTCCAGATTGATGAGGCCAGCGATATCACCGGGCCGCTGGGACCGATGAAAATTAAAGATTTCAGCTTTAATTCCAGGTTTACAGTCTTAGCGCCCCGGGCCAGGGATTTGTTATTGGATGCCGGGTTGCTTTATAAAGGGGTCGATATTGGCAGGAACAGCTATAGGGGGATGGATGTGAAATGAAGATACCGGCTTATGCTTTACGGATTCGGGCGAAGTTTTATACAGAAAATACCCAACTCGGCGCCTTTAAACTCGGTTTGCCCGGCCAGGAAACACTCCTCCCCTCCCCAACCCGGTTTCGGATTGAACCCAAGGAGATTGGAAGCGAGGAACGGGCGGCGGACGGTACTTTGAATGTAGATAGTATCGCTATTAAAGACCATTATTTGCTCTATTACGAGATGCTGACCGACGCCCAGGCGCAGACCATCCGGAATGAACTGAACCGGAAAACCGATTTATCCTTCAAATACCTTGATCAGACCCGGACTGTCATCGGACTTTCGTTCCCTTGCGAGCTGACTTCGGCCTCCCCGGTGCTTTGGGAAAAAATCACTCTGGTATTACGGGAGAAATGACATGATGAACGTATCCGAGGAATTCAAACAAAACATTTTTAAAACCGGGCGGAAGATTCATGGCAAGGTGACAATTTTCTTTACAAATTCCCTGCGCCGGACCTTTACCGAAAAAGACCTTTTTTCCTTGCGGCTATTGGAACGGAAAGAATTTTTCGACGGTCATCTATCTGCGGGGAATATTGGCTCCAATCAACTGGAAATTATTTTGAATAACTCCAGCCGGATGTTCGATACGGACAACGAAAACAGCGAACTATATGGGTTTTTACAGCCGGGAAAACGTGTCGAACCTTACCTTGGGTTGGAACTGGAAAATGGGGAGATCGAGTGGGTCACTTTGGGGGTTTTTTGGTCGGGAGAATGGGAATCCGCTGAACATAGTATCCAATGCAAAACCTTGTGTGTCGATAGATTGAAACTCCTCGACCGAACCACCTATGAGACCGGAAAAGTGATCCCCACCCCCGCAGTTATACTACGTACAGATGACAATTTTGAGGAGTGGTTGCAAGGTTCGCTCTGGAATGTGAAAGCCACCCCGGATGGAAAATTAACCCTGGACTTGGAAGGTGAAAGCTGATGGACGCCAAAATCTCGAAAAACCTTGACGGTGTTGCGATTACCGACGAGCTAAACGATCAATTCGGCTCCGGGATTCGCACTCTGAAACACGATACCTTCTTCGGCGGGACGGAATTCACCGTCCGGACGGCCCCCGGCGGAGGCGGGACGCTACTGACCCAAAACACCCATTACGTTCTGGAGAACCAAAACGCCCGGCTCACCTCCGAGGCCGGGAAGCCGGTCTATATCTCCTGGCGGGTCACGGATAGCAATTATCAAAACATTAATCTCTATGTAACTTACCGGACCATCGGAGATTTCGCGGAAGCGGCGGACATAAATGAATTGCTTAATTTGATAAATACCCACGGCCATGATTACTCCGGGGTGTATGCCGCCTTAAACCATAATCACGATACCCGGTATTTTACGGAGACAGAACTTGGTTCCTCAGAGGATGGGGCCGCCGGAGCGGATCGGATTGGGGCCACGCCGGTAAATGGGATTAGTGGCAGTACGGTTCAGGCACAGATGGAATCAATGGTGGAACTGGTGAACGGTAAATCGGGCTTGATGAATAATATGCTGGGTGTCTGGCCGTTTCTGCAATCGAGGCTGAAGAATATCACCATTGACGGAGGGACCGCCAGTACCTCCCCGAACCTGGGGATTTGTTATTATAACAATTATATTTATACCATAAGAAACTACCGGGACATTCTTAAATTTAATACCCGGACCTTTACGCTGGAAGATACGATTACGCCCGAAACACCCACCAGCGGCAATTTTCTTGATATTGCCTGTGATGGATTGAACTTTTATATACTGCATACGAGCGGGTCCCTGATCTACGTCTACAAATACGATTTGAACTTCAATCATATCGCCCATACCGGCAATATGCCGACGGATTCCGGAGGAATGATTGAAATGCTGGATGAGGCCACTATGTGTTTGACACCTGATTATATCTTCGTGGCAGGCCGGAATCTTAGCCAGCAGAGTTTTTGCCGGATACCGAAGGATACCATGACCGCCCCTACTTACAGTACGGCATTCGCGGCTGACGAATACGGAGTCGGAGGGATGGCCTTTGACGGCAACTATATTTATTTCGGGCATATCAACAGTCCGGCCAAGTTTACCAAGTGGAACATGAACGGGACCAAGCAGGGATCTACCCTGACCCTGGCCTCCGGCGACAACCGTTGTGAGGATTTGCTTTTTGTCGCGTTACCCGGACAAGCCCCGGTTTTAATGGCGGCGTTATATAGCTCTCCTTCGAAGATTTGCGCCATAAATCCGGCCACCATGACCCAGACAGGAACCACTTTGACCTTCGCCACCGGGGAGAACAATTGCCGGGCCTTGACCTTCGATGGTTTGTATGTTTGGGCGGCCTGTGATACCAGCCCGTTGAAACTGTTGAAGTTCAATACTACTCCGGCGAAGGTACATAACACCCTTACCCTGGCGGCGGGAGTGAGCGGAATTTGCAGTATGACTTTTGACGGAACTTATGTTTGGGGGCGGACCAATAGCAACCCGCTGAAGGTTTTTGTTAAGGATACTCTCTCAGCGTTCACTTGATTTTGGAGCCCCTTGAGGGGCGGTGGGTGACAGGACAATCAGAAATGGCATCGGGCGGGGGGTTGGCCCAGGCGCGGCGGTGGGAGCAGACCTGATATATTCGGCCCTCGGAAGTCTGCGTGGCGCCGCGCCGGAGATTACCACCCAGACAAATAGACCCCCTGAACCATCCCAGAAATCTTTTAGACCCCGAAGGCGACTTAGCGGCCAGTGCCCCAAGGCCAGCCTCTCCCTTGACACTGCTTTCGGGCGTCGTATAAATCTATTATGTCAATGACACGGCTGCGAAGGATTGGCTTCGTTCTTGACATAATGCCGATTTATACGATGCCCAGGCTGGCTTTGAGGGCGCGGCCGCGGGCAGAACGACCCGGACAATAGGGATCGGAGGATCGGCCCTCGGGTTTTCGCCAGGCGAGGAAGCCGGGCTTACAGTTTGGCTTACTTTCGGCTTGCTCGAATGGTCGGCGGAAGTAATTGACAATCAGGGTTTTGAATTGCGGCAGGCTGTCCAAGCAGCCCTAATTTTCAGCCCAGTGATTTTTACGGAGATGGAGCTTGGTCTGCCTGCTCGGGGTCGGAGGATTGGCCGGAAATGGGTTTTGATTTTTGAATTTTGATAGGCTGACTTGACAAGCGGAAAGGTTTTTGGTTTTCGTTTACGGCTGAAAGAATTTGAGCCGTAAATCGGCCCGGTAATTTTGCTTTCATTTGGTTTGGTTTTCGGCGGGTGGCCGCGCTGCCCCACTTTTGGCTTGCATTATAGCGCGGTCTCCGGATCGGCCCGGATTTGACCTTTCAGCTTGAAATCAGTGAATTGGCATACAGTTTGGCTGCTTCCTTATGGGATTTTAGACGGGGGTTTTATGGTGAGCTATCTAATAAAAAATTGATTTTAAAGGGGGTGATGCTGATGGGTGAGTTGGAAGTTGATATTGGAGTTTTAAAAGAAAGGATGGATAACATGGAAAAGACGCAGGATGGACTCATTAAGAAGCTGGATGTGTTTCAGAATACGTTGATGGTTACTTTGGGCGGGGTGATTGTGAATCTGATTGTGTTGTTGTTGAAAAAATGAACGGGAGGTTATCATGAGTACTTATACGTTGATTCGGCGGGACGGGACGAAATGCGAAGTCCCGTTTTTATTTGAGAAGGGCAAATATTATATCTCGGAGCATCTGCCGCAGTTTGAGAACCGGGCGCATACGCTGGGGTTCGCGCAGCATGATACCGGGGCGGTGGTAATTTATCAGCCATTAGTCATGTTATTTGAAACGGTGCGGGCCGGGATTTCCCTGATGCGGGGCGTGGATACCCCGATTATGGTCAATTCCGGCTACCGGTCGCCGGAGTATCAACGGGCGCTTTATGAAGCGGATTTGCGGGCGAATGGCGGGAAACCCAGCGGCAAGGTTGCCAGACCGGGGCATTCGCCCCATGAGACGGGTGCGGCGATGGATTTGGGATTGCCCAAGGGATTTGGGGCGAAGGAATTCGCAGCGTTTGTCCGGAGAGTGAGCCGGGAGTTGGGATTCCCGGAGGCGCGGACGGGGTATATCATTTATGATTACAAATTTGTTCATGTGGATTTATGCCCGATGCTTTACCAGCCTTATACCCAGACTCCGAACCCGAATCCGGGAGCTTGGAAACCGGGGGTGATCTGGTGATGGGATGGGACCCTGCAAGCATTGCCGGTGAAATTGCCAAGAATACGGTGGGTAAACTGGTAGACGCTTTAGCCGGCCGGTTTCTGCAATCGGAAACCGAGCGGCAAAAATTCGAGATTGAAAAGACCAAGCTTTTGAATGACTTCGTACTGGAGACGATGAAGGCTTTGCAGCAACAAGAGGCGGCCTTCCGGGATTCGGTGAACGTTTACGAAAACCCGGCGGGATTGTCAAAATGGATGCTGAACTTTCGGGCCAGCGTCAGGCCGGTGATTACCTATGAAGCGGCGATTTTACTGAATTATATTATCATTTTCGGCGGGAAGATTGATTGGGAAAATATTAATAAGATTCCGGCGCAGGTTTGGGCCATTTTTCTGGTGATTTTCGGATTTTGGTTTGGCGGTAGAGCCTGGGCGGATGTAAGGAAGGGGAAGAACGGGTAG